GCTCCACCTTGTCGATGTCGGTGGCCTGGAGGAGGTTGGCAAGGTCACGGATCGGACTGACGGCCTTGGTCGTGTCGGGCTCGGCGTCCTTCTCGGGCTCCTCGTCGGGCGAGTAGGAGGCGGGCTTGCCGGCCTGCTCGGGCTTCTCGTCGACTCGTCCGGTGCCCTCGCAGTTGGGGCACTCCTCGCCCGTCTCCGGGAGCTTGCCGAGGCCGTCGCAGCGGCGGCAGAGGTGGTCGTTTGGATACTCGCCGTCCTTCTGCGAGTCGGTGGCGCCGTCGTTGTCGTCCTGGTAGGTGTCCTCGGGCTTCCACTCCGAGCCAATGATGGCGTCGGCGTTCATGGCGTTGCTCTTGTCGAGGTCGTAGGTGCGCTCGGCCTCGCTGGCCTCGACGGCCTCGGTGAGCCCGGCGCCCTTGGCGATGGCGGTGACTGCCGTGGGGTTGCATGGGCGGTCGACGTAGGACACTTCCACGATCGTCCCGCCGACGATGCGGCCGCCGGGGGCGGCGGCGTCCTTGATGACCTTGGCGCCCTTGATGCCGATGGAGTAGCCACGAAGGGCTCCCGCCTCGATCTTCGCCTGCGTGCCGGGGTCTACGACCTTGCTGCGGAGGTGCCAGTCGTCGCCCTCGGCGCTGAGCTCGAGGCCGATGCCGGCGGCGACCGGCTGGTGCATCTCTCGGAGGTTGCCGAACTTCATCCAGGCGGGCATCGCCTCACGGAGCCACGTCGGGTCGCAGACCTGCTCGTCGAGGTCGAGGTCCGGGCCCGTCGCCTTGCCGACCACGATGAGACTGCCGTCCTCGTCGTAGGACTTGTCGATGTCGCCGGCGTAGGCGTAGGTGATCTGCTCGCTCATCGGGTGAGTCTCCTGCTCGAGAGGCGGTCTATCGGTAATGGTAGGGCTCACGTCCGCTGCGACTGGGTAGCGGGCTTGCGGACGGAGGCGAGCGCGCGGTCGATCGCCATGCGGACCTGAGTCGGGTCGGGCGTGGTCGGCTTCTTGGCGAGGGTGATGCGGGGCGGGATGTCGGGCACTAGGACTCCAGAATCCCGGCGAGGCGGGCTAGTTGGATCATCTCGGCGTGGACCTGGTACACGTCGACCTCGTCAATGTCGGGCACCAAAGACTCGGGCATGAAGTGGCTCCAGAGTTCGATCGTCTCGCGCTCGTCGCTTGTGAGGATGGCGCCGAACTCGGTGTTGCGGGCCTCCTCCTGCTTCTGCCAGATTTCCTCCATCTGGCCCCAGAGGTCGAAGGTCTTGGTGGCGTAGTCCTCGGCGCTCATCTCATACGGGCTCGGGCCGAGGTGGTAGGGGACTTCTAGGTCACGGCTGACGAGCTCGGCGGCCTCGGCGGCGGGATCGGACCGGAGGCTCATGAGGTAGTCCACGGCGTTTGTCTTGGAGGCGAAGATGTCGGACACGTCGTAGACGGGGTGACTGATGATGCTGTTCGGGTCAAAGCCGCTCATCTGCTTCTCCAGGGCGCCGAAGGATGGCAGAGACTTCTTGCTCTCGATGGTGTCGACGGTGTCCTTGATCCGGGTGGCGTTGAGCCAGTTCTCGACGGCCTCCTCGGGGCTGGAGAACACTCGCCCGTTGAGCTCGGCGCTATGGATGGCGGAGTCGATGTTGATGGCCGAGGGGGAGTCCGAGACGTAGCCGTTGCGGATGAGGCGCTGGCGCTCCTGCTGGTCAAGCTTGTACCACCAGTCGTACTCGCCGCCCTCGGGGCTGCGGTAGACACGGGCGCCGGTGTACGGGTCGGTCGTGCGCTCGAGGTTCGCCGGCTTGCGGATCGCTCCGCCGTAGTTGTCGATCTCGGCGACGGCGTCCTCCCGGCGGGCCTTGAGCTCGGTGAGCATATCGGAGCGGATGGCGCTGAGGTCGGCCTCGGCGGCGGTGCGAGTGCGGTAGACACGCATGGCGTCGTCGATGATCTGGAAGTTGTCGGCGATGAATGATTCATTCTCGGTCGGCGCCATGCCCTCGGGCCCGTTCCAGTCAAGGGCGCCCTCGGGGGTTGTCACGTCGCCGGTCCCGACGATGCTGCACCGGCAGTTGGGGTGCCCGGGCGGCTGGTCGTCGCCGAGGTCGTGCGGGTTGGCGTCCTCCTGGTCGAGGCACTCGTCGCAGGCGCCGTCGTAGGCGAGCCACTCAAACTGCGAGAACCCGAGGGCCTGGTACTCCGAGGCCTGCGAGCTCACCATTGCCCGGCTCGTCTCGGTCTGGGCGATGGTGAAGGCTCGGTCCGGGTTGCCGATGATGTCGGTGATGCCGGCGGTGACGGTGGCGATCGGGTCGCCGGCGGCGAGGCCTTGGGCGATGGCGTTGCCGATGCGGTCGGTCGTGGTGTCGCCGATGCCCTTGATCGTGACGTTGGCGGCGTCGAGCATCTCACGGAGCCCGCCGTCGATCGTAAGGTCGCTGGCCTTGATGTCGCCGGGCGTCCACGAGGCCCAGTCGGTCGCGCCGACGGCGTCGCTGGTCGCCTGCGCTGCCTTGGTCTTGACCTGCTCTCGAGCGGTGTGGGCGCCGGCGAGCCAGGAGTCGATGTAGAGCTGCTCGAGGACCTTGGCGAGGTGGCTACCGTCCCATCGGATGAAGGCGGCGTTGACGTTGTGGACGGCGGCGTCGACGTTGCTGATGCCGGCCTTGATGGCCTTGGCGACCTCGGGAGCGTGGTGCTCAGCGATGCGGTCTAGTAGGCCCGCCCCTGGGAGATCGCTGACTTGTCGACTAAAGGGCGGCGCTTGGCCTCCACTTGCTCACGGGCCTCGGCGTTGAGGCTGGCGGCGGTGTCGGCGTCCACGGCCTTGAAGTCAAAGTCACGCCATGCCTGCCGAGTGCGGAGGCGCTTGGTCGTGAAAGCTCGGAAGGCCTTGATCTCGGCGGCGACCTCGGGCTGCTCGGGCTTGGGCGCCTCGGGCTGCTCGGGCTGCTCGGCCTCAAGGGTGCCGACCTGCTCGGTCGTCTCGCCGCTGGCGTCGGTGTTGAGCATCCCACGGAGGAAGATGACCTGATTGCCGGCGACGATGAACGGCTCGTCGGCCTCGGGCATCTCGTAGAGGGGCTGGCCGAGCTCGGCTTGGACGGCGTTGAGCGTCTTTTGGCCGGAATAGAGGCTGATCTGGAGGCTCTTGGCCTCGGCCTCCTGCTGCTGGGCGGTGCCGGGCTGGCGGAGCGTGAAGGTCACGTCCTTAGGCGCTCCGAGGAATCGCCGGTTGAGGTTGTTGACCATATCGGTAAGCCACGCCTCGAGCGGGCGCTTGCTCATTGACTCGGCCTGGTCCTGCTCGCCCTCCATTTGGCCCTTGCCGCCGAGGCCGGTGCGAGGGACGATGCCGAGCTGAGTCGGCTGGACGCCGAACTTGCTGGCGATCTGCTTGATGAGGTGCTCGTCGTAGTCGGCCTTGTACCGCTCCTCGAGCATCGGCGGGAAGATCGGGTCGAGGCCGCCGGGGAGGAGCTTGATCCGGTGGCGCTCCGAGGTCTGGCCGGCGAGCTGATCGTTGAGGACGCGCTCGAGGCTGTTGATCTTGACCGGGTCGTACTCTTGCGAGTCCGTTTTCATGAACGTCTGCGGGAGCGTGCCCTCGGTGTATTCGGTCCGCATCCAGACTTGCCGCTCAAGGTAGAGCGTGGCCGCCGGGATGCACTCCTCGACGGCGGAGTAGCCGTAGGGGCTCCAGGTGCGGCGGTTGCGGACGAAGTAGGCGAGCTGGTCCTTGGCGTACTCGCCCATCTGGCCGGGGCTGGTGAACATCTCGGCGTCGGCCTGCGGGCTCGCCTGGTACTCGCCACGAGGGAATCCCCAGAGCACTTGCTGGAATGCGGGTGCGGGCGGTGCGGGCGTGCCGCCACGGTTGTCGAGGAGCGGCTTGATCGTGTCGGCGCTGATGATCTCGAAGCCGATCACGTCGCCGGCGAGGTTGAGGCGAGGGTAGATCGGGATGGCGTCGTAGGTGAAGTGCTGCCAAAGCGCCTCGGTGAGCCAGTCGGTGATGCCCTTGTCGCCGGCGTCCGGGTAGGGGTTGGTCCAGAATCGGTCAAGGTCGTCAATGATCTCGCCGTACTGATCTCGGGCGATCTGCTGGGCTTTGGCGTGGGAGACGTTCTGCTCCACCATGATCCGCTTGATCGCCACGTCGTCGACGGTGTGGGCCCGCTCGAGGCTGGTGACCTCGGCGGTACGGATCTCGATGCACCGATGGATCACGTCGCACTGGTCGGCAAGGGCGCGGAGCGTGCTCCACGGGGTCATGCGGTCCGAGGAGAGGTCGAGGTTCCACGCCACCGGCATCTGGGCCTTGCGGGGAAGCGCACGACCGGACGGGCCACGAGGGTCGAGGGGTGCCGGGATGAACGGCTGCGCCGGTCCGAGCTGCGAGCCGAAGGCGTCGGGCGGACGAGGGAGCGGGACTGCCGGCGTGCCTGGAGTCTGCGAGAGGCCCTGGCCGCCGGAGCCTGAGGCGTAGGACGGCATCGTGGCGTTTGCGTAGCCGGAGCCGGCCATCGGCGTCTGGCCGATCGCCTTGAGTACCTGCTCCGCTGCGGCCTCAGCGATCTCCTCGGCTGAGGGTCGGCGGAATCGGTCTAGAAGTCCCAACTCATGCTCCTCGGGATAGCGGCTTACGGCAGGCGCTGCACTCAGTAGCCTCGGGCAAGTTTGGCACGCCGCACGATGGACACGGGGGAGCGATGGCGGCGAAGTACCGATCCGCCTGGGAGCCGTTCGCCAGTTTGAGCTCGGCGATGGCGTGGACGAGGGCGTCGAGGCGGTCCGGGGAGTAGCCGGAGTCGGGGAGCCAGCCGGTCATCTGATCCTCGAGCGTCTTGAGGTCGGGTCCGACGTGGCTGACTCGGCCCTGCTCGTAGAGGGCGGCGATCGGCTCGGCCCGGAGGCGCTTGCCTTGCTTGGCGTTGATCTTGATGTACGGGATGCCGGGGTCCACCGCTCGGAGCGTGGCCTCGATGAGGTCGCCGCCCTGGTTGGCCTCGCCGACGATGGTGCCGATGCTCCCGAGCTCGTGGAACAGTCCGACGGCTCGGTGCGCCCAGCCTGCCGGCGACTCACGACACGAGCGGTCGGCGAGGACGTAGGCACGACCGTCCGAGCCCTTGCCGACTGCGACGATGCCCGTCTCGTCGGCGTCCTCGCCTGAGGTGACGGCGGGGTCGACGGCGACGACGATGCGGACGATCTCGGGAGCCTCGGTGACTCGGTGCTCGTCGAGCATGGCGGCGGTCCAGAGGGCGCCGGGGGTGTCCGTGAGGAACTCGCCGAACAGTTCCTGGCGTCCGAGGCGGGTGCCCTCGTAGCGGTCACGTAGCACGGCCAAGGCGGCGGGGCTGAGGTTGGCGGCGTTGTCGAAGGTCGAGCCTCGGGTGATGAGGGTCGTGTCGGCCTCGATGATGCGGCGCATGAGGGGCGACGGCTTGGGGGTCGTGGTGACGACGACCTGCGGGCGCGCGCCGAGGCGGAGGCCGAACTGGAGCTGGTCCCACGTCTCCTCTCGGGTCCAGGCGCCGAGCTCGTCGGCCCATACCCGATGATGCTGCGGGCCTCGAAGGCGCTCGGGCTCCTCGGCGGAGAAGGCCTTGACCTTGCATCCATTGGCAAAGAACAGTTCGCCCATCGAGCGATTCCACGACGAGGCGATGGAGCCACCACGGAGAGCCTCGGCGGGGACGCAGGCGAGGAGGCCCGACTGGCCCTCGATCATGGTGTCCCGGGTGTCGGCGATCGTCGGGCCCACGAAGGCGAGGCGGGCGCCGGGATTCTTGCGGGCGAAGTCGGCGGCGTCCTCGGCTCCGAGGCGAGTCTTACCGAATCCACGACCGGCCATCACAAGCCATGTGAGCCACTCGCCCGGAGGCGTGACTTGGTTATCTCGGGCGGTGGCGATCCAGCGGAGCCGGGCCTTGCTCCACTCGTCCCAGTTCTCCCACTCAGTCTCGGTTGAGGATGCGGCGGATCTCGTCGTCGAGCTCACTCGGCTCCGGCCCTTCCTTCTTGACGGTGACTTCCTGCTCCACCTTGTCCGTCTTGCGCCAACGCTTCCAATGCCGGCGCTCGAGGTACCACGAGAACGCACTCCAGTTCTCGGCGGCGTGCGTCAGGATGCCCTCGACGGCCTCCAGCTCAGCCTCGGCTTCGGCGGTACCTACTGCGTCGGAAAAGTCGGAATAAGGCTGCTCGCCGGCGGCTGCTCGCTCCATCCATCCGTAGTAGGTATCACGGTGGATTCCGCAAGCGGCGCAGACCGTCTCGATGAAGTTGCCGGCCCTGACGTACGCAACGAACTTGTCTTGGAGCTCGGGCGTCAGTTTGGTCGGTCGTCCTGTCATGTTCCCCATCCTAAGAGGCGGCACCGGACTCCAGCGGAAGGGGTGCT